AATCTAAAGAATCTGTACCTGTGATCTGGGGAACAGAAACTTGTAACCTATTAGAGTTTAAAGGGTCGTTATTGTTTTTAACAATACCTCTGTAGATTCCAAAAAACCTTGGTTTACCCGTAGGATCTAAAGCATATTTTGTGTAATCTGAGTAGGACATGTTACTCTCTTACCCATTGAATATGTGCTTTTTTACCAGCAATATGTGGAGTATAGGTAGTTGGGTCAGGAACAATTGATCCTTCACCTGTTTGTACGTAGTTTGCCGTTTTGTATTGCGCAGATTGACTATTAGCTACGTGAGTTCCGGCTTCTTTTGTAAATGGAGTAATTGTAAACTCATTAGACTTTAATACATACTTACCAGTCTTTTTAATTGGTTTGCCAATAAAAGAATCGTCAGGCCTACTATTAATAACTGCCCTAATATGATGGCGAGTATCTAAAATATCCCCTAATTTATCTGGACTAAGAGCTAACAAGGCATCATTAGACCCAATATGAACAGACATTGTGTATGGTAATCCTGAGTTAATGATGTGAACTACAGAAATAACAACCCAAATACCATCCATACCATCGGGTAATCCCCTCAGATAAATAGGATCATAAGGCTCTAATTTTGGGTAACCCACTAATAGTGCATTTGCTAAATATTTATACCTAGATTGGCTAGCTTTAGCTAGAGCTATACTTTCAGCTTTTCTAGGATCATTAACTACTTCATGAGTAATATGAAGACTATGTTGCTCTAACATTAATTTCCTCCATAGACATCATTCCAGCCCTTAGGAGACTCAGTAAATACGCTATGCGCAGATGTACTCTTAGTCTTCCAATTAGGGCTGAATTTGTATTCTTTACCATCACTATTATGCAATACTAATGGCAAATCGCCTTGCGATCTATGCTCTGGAGTTCTAGTAGAGTCTTGAGCAGTAAAGCTAAGTAAGGTTTGTTGACTAATCATACCTCGAGCACCCTTAGAGTAATGAGTAAATACGGGAGCATGCCTATACTTTTCATTAATAATGTGCTCTTTTGGCTTAAAAATTACCGTAGTATTTGACGCACGTAGGGCATACCCAGTTTTTGAAGCTAACTGTCTCATAACCTGCCAATGAGATTGTCCCGCTTGTGCAATACTCTCGTTAATTAGAGAGTGCTTTACTACTTCCGGGTAAAATCCACTTTTATGTGCAATGCTGTGTACAATTTTGTCCGCAGTTTGAGGACGATGAACTTGTTTGCTAGATTCTTTTAATAACTCTGAATTGTTCATGCAAATAATTTTAGTAAACGTATTATTTGGAGTTATATTTTTTTCTACAGTATGTACAAACCCTACAAAATCTTGTTCTAAATTTTCACCTGTAGCCCATTTAAATACAACTGGGTCACCACTTCTAACTTTTTTAGTAGTGTGATTTTCTATAGAACCTTTAAAAGACAGAACTAATACGTCATGCTGTTCTTGAGTTTGATGTACTTCCGCAGAGTGCAAAAACATATTAAAATCTGGAGAATTAGGAAATCTAATTTTCCAAAAAACCCTTCTTTCGCGTATGCTAGTCAACTGGAATCCTTACAACTGTGCCAGGCTTAATATAAAAAGGATCAGAAATATCAGGATTAATGTCCATTATTTTTGCCCATAATTTTGGATCTCCATACAGTTTGCTTGCTATAACATCTAGTCTGTCACCTGCTCTAAAGATGTGCTCAGCATAAGATACGTTAAAAGGAACTTGAAAATCTCTATATACATACGTGCTTGCAGAAGGAGACCTTCTATCGTAGACGTTTCCAATTATTCCATTAGAATAGCGACCTGTGTTATCTATCATTGAGATGTAGCATCCGTTCCAGTAGTGTACGGCTTACCAGGCCAAGTAGCGTCTTTTGCAATACCAAACTGTTTATTGTACCAGTCTTGAACATCTGCAGTATTTCCAAGTTTTGGCATAGGAATTCTAATCATTGACAAACTTACTTCTGTAACAACTGGGACCATATCTTCAGTAAACATCACGTGATTTACTGAGATAGATTGAACAGTTACTTTATATCTAACATTATCATTAAATTTAAGCCATACGGGTACGCCAGACATAAAACCAAAATCTGATGTTTCCATGAGCATACTGCCACCAATAGAAGGGTCTCCGTTGATAACGCGGTAGAAGTATTCAAGATCGTATTCAGTACCTCGTTTTAAAATTCCATTAGCATCTTCAGCCGTAAGAGTTCTTTCATAAGAACCATCTGTACCAACAGCTAAATTATCTGTAGGATTAAATGCAACAGAGCACTTAGTATTAACAGTTGTAAACTTCTTTAAACTTGAAATATCTACAAGTCTGTTTAAGAAAAGTGTAAAAGTAAACTGCTGACTTCCAGTAAGAGCCGTAGCAACATCCTGAGTATTAGTCCAGTCAACACCCGTAGAAACACTATTAGAATAGTTAATAGTGGTGGGATTATACATAAACTGAAATCCCCAAAGATTCCCACGAGCTTTTTGTTTACCATCACCATCAAATGCAGTATCAATGTCTTGGTAAAAAAACCCTCTCTTGTTTACTTTTTGTAAGTTTGCAATTGTAGCTGCGCTTGCGGTATCTCCTAGCTTAAGGTTTGGAAATGCGGTAGGGGCGATTGTTCGACTAGACGCATGTGGTGGTGGATTAAACGTTCCAAATTTCTTAGAGTACCCAAGAGCATTAGCAATAGAGAAATAGTCGGACGACCGTTTTTTATCGCTTGTTTCGCCAGTAACGGGGTCAGTTGTTACAATATCAACACTTGTTACTGTTTGCTTAAATTTTGGCGATGTTCCTTCATAGTTTACATGGTCAAGCGTTCCATCGGCTTTTGTTGTTACATCCCATTCTTCTGATTTAACAATAGTGCCCGAAGGAAAAGTACCGGGAGGTGGAAACCAGTTATCTGCAGCGGATTCTTTAGCTCCACTACTATTTGTTACGTCATAAGCCCAAAGACCATAGTCTACTGATGAGCCAAGCATTTTGCCAAATAAGTAGCTGTTAGTATAAAACTCTACATTTTTACCATTATTACTAACTTGATACCAATAAGTCTTACCATTATGTATAAGACCATATTCACCGTCTTCAAGTGTTGTAGCAACGGTTTTTTGAATATTATGATCGTGATCTGCTTTGATTACTTTGTCACCCATTAGTAATTCCTTACACTGTCTGTTCTTAGTTCTCTTTGAAGAATATCTTTAACCTGGCGGGCAAGTCTTTGAGCATCTGCTGTACTTGCATGTGCAATATTAACATTCATATTAATAGTTATACCGCCATCTGAACCACTCATATGCGCGGAACTTCCCATACCCAGCAATGCAGAGGTTGAAGTTGAGTTAACACTAAACCCAGTGCCAGTAACGTTCATTAGTGTGCCTAGGTCACTGCCTGAGCTGCTATTAGAGCTACTAGAACTCGCATCCTTATTTCCACCAAAGAAATTACCAACGTTATTTGCAATATCTTTCCACCAAGGCTTACCACCATTAGTAGCATTACTAGCTGTTTGCTGAGCATTTATGACAGAGGTATCCGCGCTGACAGTTCCGGGATCAATTGCTGTGGCATTTTTATTAAGCTTTGTACCCTTATCTGGATCTGCCCAGCCTAGGTATGGCTTACCCCACTGCTTTGTTAAGTAATCAATGGTTACAATGTCTGCTTGTCCCTTGCGTTTAATATCAGTAGATACAATCTTTCCGCCACCAATTGAAACCGCAGCGTGGCCATATTGTCCTCCACCCCAGTAAACCATAGCTCCTGGAGGGGGAGTTTTACCCTGGTAAGCACGGCCTTCTTTTTTAGCCGCTTCCCATCCAGCAAGGGCACTTGCATAACGTCCAGGTTTACCCCAAGCGCTCTCAGTAAACTTTTCACAGTAGTTGTGCCAACCAGTTGCATTACTTTTAACCTGTTCAATAGCCCATTGAGCAGCTTCACGTGCATTACGTGGAAGATCAGATTTAGTTTCATTGTTTTGATCAGCTTTTAATTTAGACAGGTCAGTCTTGTCATTAGCTCCAGATTTACCTAAATAATCTTTATATTTATTATTTTTGTAGGTAGACCAAGGGCTCCAGTTTTTACCATGATTAGAGATTGCATAAGCAACCTTGGCATTTGTTAATGGATCAAATAGGTCGTTGTTTGATTTAAGGTGATGTTGTTTACGTCGGTTAGGTCCCATATCACCAATCATATTAATTTGGAATAGGCCGTACGAATTATCACCAGTCTTTTTATTAGTATTGTGTGACTTAGCGTTACCACTGGATTCTGCCATTGCTACTGCATAGGCAATATCTACAGAATTACCAGTAAATCCAGCTGATTGAATAACTTTTGTTAGTGTGTTGGTAACGCCCCCTGCTACGCTTGCTACAGATCCTTTACCTTCATTAAGCCAGCTAGTACTTGGAGTTGGATATCCACCTTCTTGCCATTTTTTTAAGTCAGGTTGACTATTTCCATAACCAGTCTTACTAAATTGTTTTTCATCAAACTCTCCAGTAATCATATTACGAGGCATAATTTCTTGATGAGTATTAGGGTCTAAGATGCCGCCGTACATGCTGTGTCTAACATTCTTAGGTTTCTTCTCTTCCGGCTTTTTTGCTGAGTCTCTCCAGCCCATCCAAGCACCGTATATAGCCCCAGCTACTGCTCCAATTGCGGTTCCAACTCCAGGAATTACTGATCCAATAAGAGCACCTGCTGCGGCATATCCCCCAGCTTTTGCAGCTACAGTTCCTAGACGATCTGGTACAGTACCTTCACGAATACCTAATGTATTTCTTCCAAAGCTACGTAGTTTAGGAACAGCCCAATCGGTTGCCTGTTTAGCCATAATTCCTAGGCCAACCATTCCTAAAGCTCTTGCACCACCACTAGTAAGAAGTTTTGAACCAACTGATCTAAGAAGGCCCTTCTCAGCAACTTGAGCACCTTCAGCGGCAATAGCCTCTTCACCAGCAGCTGCGCCACCTCTTGAAAAAAGACTTTTTCCTTTAG